GATATATTCAATGCCAGTTTGTCAGAAGCATATCTGTATAGGTTTTTTATTTTATCTTTTGAAATAGTAAGGTCTTTGTTTAATCTAATAGCAATAGGAAGGTCTCCACTTGTAAGGTCTGAATGATATGTTCTTCCTAATTTTTCTTTGTCAATAAACCTGTCTGCAAGATGATATTCAAGAGAATACCAGCCTACTCTGATTATTGGATCTATTTTGTAGACTCCTTTCTTGAAATTTATATATACCTTTCCATTTCCATACTTGTATGCTGAACTTACATTTGGAGCGTCTGTAGTCCAATTCAAGAATACATCTGAATAATTAAGAATACTGTTCCCATTATAGTCAAGGTCTATTCTTTCTCCATCAGCGTGGTTATCTGCAACAAATTTGTATTGAAGCCTGAGATTTGAATAATTACTGATCAGCTCTACTGTTTCCTTATTTGTATAGGGAAGAATCTGAATCTTTCTGACAAGTGTGCCTATGTAGTTTGTATGATAACTGTCTGAATAATAGTCTATTTTTTGGATTACATTTGCCTCAGTAGATGTGTAGTTGAACTCTATTGGATAAATCTCGCGATATTTTATTTGGGAAGTTCCATTAAAGATTCTCCATTCAGAAGAGAACACCAGATCACGACCATTGTAACCTTTCATAAGATTGTTTTCATACTTAAATCTCACAAACTCTACATCTGGGTCAATTGACCTTCCTAGAAGTTCTACTTTATATGGATTTGAGCTATAGTTCAGGAAAATAAGCTGGTAGTCTGGATTTTCAGAAAGAATCTGCCTATATTGGCTCATAGTAAGGGAATTGGTTCCAAAAATAGTCAGAATTAACAAGGCTACTGTTCCAACTACTATGCTTGTGCTTTTATAGTTCACCTGCTTTCACCCCAAACTAGTCCTATTGTGTATCTGAGCCTAACTGTGTTTTCTTTTACCTGATTGTAAGCAACACTTGCATTAGAAACAGGACTGTCTTCAAAATTCAGCCTTTCTATTGTAAACATATTGTTGTAAGTATGATTTCTCCAGCTGAATGAATCAAGTGCTCCTTTTTCTTTTGCCATATCAATTAACTCGTCTTTTATTTGAAATGCTGTCTTAGTTGCAGTGTCAACAAGATATCCTTGAATGACAATATCATAAGTGATCCTCTGTCTGTCCCTGACAACTACTTCTCCTCTTCTGCTTGTCTTATAAAGATTCTTTTTAAAGTTTTCTATGACTTTGTCTGCTATTAGATTTATAGTCACACCATTTTTTGAAAGAGTTATATCTGTCATAGTCTCACCCCAAACTTGTCAGCCCAATGTCTTTCTAGCTCATCTGCTATGAGTCTCACATCCATAGGCTGAGTAATGGTTGCGTGAATTGTAATATTTGGAGCAAAAGTCATACCAGTCCCAGGAGTATGAACAGTTTCTCCAGCGTGGAGCATATAGAGTCCTGTCCTTGGAATAAATCCACCATATTGCCTGAATCCAAGAAGACCACCAATACCTCTGGTGATTCCACCAACTAATGTACCCAGACCACCCATAGCAAGTCTAGTGCCTTTAAATAATAAACCAATTATTGGAATACTTTCAAGACTTTTCCAGATTTCTTTAATTCTATTTTTCATACGAGTAAAAGCATTTATTACAAAATCAACTGCTCTTCTAAATATACTGGATACTTTTGATGGTATGGTTTTGATGAGGTCTATTATATTCTTGATAGCTTTAAAAATATTTCCTGCAACAGTCTTAACCTTGCTCCATGCTTCTTCAAGAACTGGTTTTATTTTATCCCAGTTTCTAATAACAAGCAAATATAATGCAAGAAGTATTCCCATCACAATAATTAATGGTTCTGATAAAAATGAAACTATACCTGCACCAACAGCTGCTAGTGGTCCTATTAATGCTCTTAAAACACCAAATAAACCAGATGCAGATAACAAAGCGATCAATGCTCCCAAAGGTCCAGTAGATAAACCAAGTTGACTAACTATAGCTAAAAATGAACCTATCACCCCCAACAATATAATAAATACACCACCAACAGGCTTAATAACATCTGGGAGTTGATCAAATACATCAAATATACTCCATAATACATCTGACAATGGAACAAGAATTGGATATAACATATCTTCTAACATCAACTTCATAGGAGCAAAGGCATCTGTGGTTGAGGCTACTGATTTAACCATACCACCAAAAATTCTTTGAAGCTGCATACCAGCAAACATTACGCTGAGCCACTGGTATCTAATATGAGGCATCATCTTTCCTAATTTGTCAAATTTTTCAGCCAGAGGTCTAAGAGCTTTGTGTACATTCTTGAATCCTCTGTCATCTGCGAGTGTCTTCAAGTATATTCTCCATATTATGTCTCTTTTTGCCATTTTATCTCACCTTTGAAGCTAATTCCATTTCTTTTACACGCTTTTTTATTATCTCCAGGAAGTTTAATACCATTGGCATTGGAAGTTTCTCGAATGTTTCTGCATCAATGAAACCATACTCTTTGCACATAAGTTCATGTAATTCTATGAAAAACTTCTCTACTCCTCTTACTGTGGTTCCAAATTGTGCTATCATTTTTCAAACAGCTTTTTTGCTTCTTCTTCTATATTTGGCAAACCTGCTAACATAGGAAGCACTTTGAATACATCTGTCATATTATTTGCTATAAAGTCTTCTACAGTTTCATCCTTGAGTTCTGGATAACTTCTTTTAATCACAGACTTGGCAACATCAAACATCAATTCTATGCCTCTCTCTATATCTTTTTGATTCTTGGCAGTATTTGACAAGATAGATGCAGTCATTAGATTTCTTGCTTCAAGTACTGTAAGTGGTTTAAACTCAAATTTGTCTCCTGCTATTTCAACTTCTATTGGTTTGCCAAGATGTTTTTTAAACAATTCTTCACTCATCTTTTTTCACCTCTTCAAGTTTTTCAAGCTTTTCTTTTAATAAATCAAAAAAATTGAGAAGACGCTTCCTGTCTTCCCAAATGAATTTTAGTGTCATTCCATAGTCTCCACAAAATTCTCTGTCAGCAAGTTCCTTGAATTCTTCAAACAAGCTTACTGGAACCCTACTCATAGTTAGGGAAACCGAAGATACTTTTTCTAAGATCTTGTTTTTGTCTTCCATTTTAATAACTACTTAATGCACTTAATCCTGATGCGTCTGAACCATCTGTTGATTCTACATTTATTGTCTTGTTTCCACTGCAGTCATAAGGTGGGAATTTTATTGTCACAGTTCCTTTGAGTGCTGTATCTGTAGCAAACTCCAGATCAAAGTCAATTATCTCTCCATCCTTTAGTACCACTCTTGTTGCTGCATCTCCAGCAGACACTGCTTCTGTAGCACTGGAAATTCCACTTGCTTCTGTCCAGAGGACTGCAAGCCTGACTTCTTTTCTTGTCTTTGAAAGATCTACAGTTATTGGCTGGGTTGTGTCACTTGTGTCTCCAAAGAATAACTGTGTTATTGCAGGTTCATCTGCTCCTTTTATTGCATATAGACTTATTGTCACTGTGGTTTCTCCAACTGGAGAGTGTTTTTTATAAATTGCATCTCCTAGTGTATGAACCAAATCAAAGTCCTTGGATCCAAATTTTATTTTTATATCTTCTGAGTATGCCATAAATTCATAATCATTTCCACCTTTTTCAGTAATAGTGATGTAAGCTTTTTCTTGCCAACCATTGCATGGGAATGCCATTTTTTATCACCTCATTATTGATTTCATTATATTGCTAAGTTCCTTTTCCAAATACCTGTCAAACTCTTCAACAAACTTTTTCCATGAATTCAGTTCTGCTATATCTATCCAGTGTCTTGGTTTTACTCCTTTCTTTTTGATTATTTTTCTGAGCAAATATCCTGGCTTTTCTCCTTCAGCCTTTAATTTGACTCTTGCCCATTCATGAACATATGAATCTACTTTAATAACAGTTCCAGGTGGGTAGCCTTCTGTGTCTAAAATCACACCATAATCTGCAGTTTCTATTGTAATTTCTTTGTCTTGTTTGTCATCTTTTGTGATTTTAGATATGGAATTATTAGCGAGTTCTCCACTGAAATTCATAGGTGGAAATCCAAAAAATCTAACATTTTTAATAACCCATCTAAGTTCTGCCTGTGTTGTATCTTTGAGAATTTTTGCTTCTTTGTCTATTATAATATCAGCAGATTCTTTTACTGCATTAGCAAACTTATTAAAGTAATTTGTAATGAAATCTTGAGTAGTGGTTATATTTGTACCTACAAATGTCTTTGAATATCCTGTTTCAGTATCTGTAAATGTAACTGCCATCATACACATTCACCAACTTTGAATTCATATTCTATGCTTCTTATGTGAATTTTCATACCAGATTTTCTTTCTACGCTAAATCCTGAGCTTGAAACTCTACCTGAATACATACCAGCATTCTCCAGACTGGATCTGTCTGTTTCTATTTGTTTGATTACTTTATCAAGCAAAGTGTCCGAGAGGCTTGCACTTGTAGTAAAGATGTCTATCCTAACCTTTGCAGTGAATTCAAATATATTGTAAGTAAGCTGTCTTGAAGTAAGGTCTATGGGATTAACTACAATAATTGGATAAGCATCTTGGTCATCTATAAGAGGATCAGGAAAAGCACCATAGACATATTTGTATCCTGCTCCCTGAGGATGTGTATAGTCTATATTTTTGACTATGTTAAATACTGTCTGCCATAGTGTAGATGTAGATATTGACATGGCTCAGCCAACTCCTGGTTGCTCAGCAACCTATTTCTGACTAATATGTCTGAAGTTAAGATGTTATTAATAAGCTTTTATGAATAAATATTCATAATCAACAGTAAAATTTATAAATACAAATTAAGTAATTAAAATTAGATTGTAGCCGCCTCTGCAACAATCCTTTATTATTTCTATTGACAAAGACAGGACATATGTCCTGTCTTTGAATAAATTATTTAAATAACATACACATTCTTATAACTGAGTCTGAAGCCTTATGGCAAATTGCTTGTCATAAGTTCTAATGATAGACTCGCCCTGCAGGGATAACTCGATGAAGAAAGTAGACCACTGCTGAGAGTTATCGTCACAATTAACTAATTCTGCTAAAAAAGCTGTTGTATGGGTAATCATATTTTCTTAAGAGAAACAGTGTAATAAACTACTTCAGAACCTACTCTTTCTGGAGTCACATTCATGATTCTATAGGTTTTTCCATTAGCAACTATTTGATTAGAATCAGCAAGGTAATCTCCATCTTCTGGCTTGAAAATTCCTATAGCATCTCCAGCCACTATTTCTCCTTCAGGAGCAAACATAACTTCTGCAACATTCTCTTCAATAACAGCAGTAGTAGTGTGGTCTGTATAGTCTCCTGTTATGTCTCCATAGTCATTTACAGTTGTAGACCTGACTTTTATAGTTACACTTACTCCAAGTTTGTCAAGATAATTATTCAAAAGCAATTCCTTCACCTTCTACTCTTTGTATTACTCCACCTCTTTTGGAAAGTATAGCTCTTACATAATCTTCATATACTCCCATCCAGAACTGGTACTCGCTGTCTCTGAAAGTGAGTCTTCCTAGTTTTTTGATATTATGAGGCTCAAGTCTTGCATGAGCATATGCATTAGCGAGAGCAGCACAAGCTCTTTTCATAAGATCATCATTATATCTTACTGGACAGAATCTATAATTTATGTAAAGATCTACACCAGAAGGAGCATTAGAAAGAGTAATTTTTCCTTCCTTGTCATCTACCGAACTTATATTCAGATAAGATTTATTGCCATCTCCATCTACTGAGTAGACTTCTACATCATCCTTGTCTACATCCCCATCGTTATCCATATCAGCTAAATAGAGATTTTTTACATAGTAGACTGTATTAGAACCATCTATTTCATTCTGTCTTACTTCATCTATATATTCAACTTTTTCATCATAGACCATAGCACATACATCTGAATTGAGCTTTTCAGTAGCAAGCTGAATATATGTGCTCATAGTTGTGTCATCAATCTGGGAACTAGTTATATTGGATAGAAGTCTTACATCATCAACAGAGCAGTATGCCATCATAAACCACCTATCATTCCTATTATCTGCCAGAGCCCTAGAGCTCCAACCATAGCAGCAATAGCAAGCAGGGCATTTCTTATGTCTCTTCTCAAGTCCTGGATGTCTTTTCTAATATGTTCAAGATGATTTTCTTTAATCTCCTTGACTTCGGACTTAACAAATTCAATCTTGTCATCTATTGATTTCATAGCAATTTCAAAAGCCTGAACAGTAACATATTTATTTGTCTTGACCATGAGCTTCACCCTGGAGTTTCATTATTAAATTAATCCTGTCTATTTCATATCTTGGAATTTTCTTGATTCCATAGGATTTAAGAATCTTGACCTGTTCTTCCTTGGTCATCAGGTACACTTCTCTCTCTGTATAGATCTTAGAGGGACTCTTCTTCTTTGAGTCCCTCTTTTTCTTGGAGACCTTGATAACTTTTTTGACTTTCTTTATCAAGGAACTCTTTTTATCACTACTGAATCCATATGCTCCCATGACTATCACCTATGCTTAAATTTTCTCGTATTCAATCTTGACAATCAAGTCTGGCATATCCATACCAGAGCCATTCTCTGATTTTGCTAAAGAAACTACATCTCCTGCATTCAAATAGTTTTTGGAAACAGACCCGAAGTCTTTTTCATCAAATGCAGAAACATTAACTCCATTACCGAATGTAACGGAAGCAATAGCATCAGTTCCACTGCCATCAGATCCTTTGTTTTTAAATGTCAAGACCATGTTGTTTGTTGCTGCACCTGTAATTGCTGATTTAGGTATAATTGAAACTTTCTTTATCCAGCACCTGACTGGAGCACAGAATACAGGAACTTCTGTAGTATTACCTGCACTAACAGCACTAACACCTACAAAAGCTACTCTATTTGTATCATACCAAAGTTCACTCATTTTCCTCACCTCTTTAATAAAAATAATAAAAATGGCTTTATGCGTCAGCCACTTTTATTAAGACAACTGCTTTCTCGTTCAATGCTTCTACTTTGTACATTGAGTTCAAATATATTCTGTGTGTGTTGTCCTGCAAGAATCTTTCGTATTTAATTTGCATTCTTAGTCCACTCTGGTATCCGAAGACAACTCCTTTCTTTGCTTTCACCATGACACAAGTGTGTCCTGCAAGACTTCCCCCACCCCAGTTTGTGTATGCTTTGACATTTGGACTTGTGAGCACTTTGACTCCCAAGTATTTACCGATTTCTCCATTGAGTACAACTTCCCTTCCACCATATTCTGCTGCATTTGTGAACTGAGAGTCTTTTAACAATGCACCCTCTTGTTCAGGAGCTATGTACAGCATGAATGGTGCGTTTGGTTCATTGTACCATCTCTGTTGTTTTAAGTTGCTTATACCTTCTGCAATTAAGTCTGTTGTTATGATGTCACCAGAACTGAGTGAAGATGTTCCTGTAGCAGTTCCACCATAGAGTATCTTTGCTGGTGAACTCATTCCATCATATGCTGTTGCGATTGCTCCTTCAACAGCAGTTACATAACTGTTTGTCATTGCTTCTTTTGCATATGTAATTAAGTCTATCTGGTTCTGTTGGATAAGTTCGTCAGATATGATCACACCAAATCTGTGTGTTCCTGGTGTGACTGTGACTGTGTTCAGGTTGTCAATTTCTGTCCATGTTATGTTTGTAGCTTCACTTGTGTTATCTGTGAATGATTTTATTGAAGCTTCCACTGGAACTGCAAGATCTTTGTTACCTTTTGGAACTTCCACTTCTTTTGCACTCTGTAACAAGAATGCTCTGTCTCTTGCAAATTTGACAACATCCTTTAACCAATATTTTCCAAGCAAGTTGGACATATTGGTTGTTGATGTTGTGGTTTCATTTGCTAATTCGAATGTTGTTTTGTCTTTTTCTATACTTTCCAAAATTGAATTGAAGTATTGTAATGTCTTCATTTCACCTCACCTTTTTACATTTGTTTGAGTATGTTTAGTATTGCCTCATCGGCATTCTCTATTTTGTTCTCTTCCTTTGGAGTCTCAACCAAAGGTTCAGATTTTATCTCTGGCTCTTCTATTTTCTTTTCTATTGATTCTACTTTCTCACTGAGCTCTGAAACTATTTTGTTAATTTTTTCCTCTAATTCCTCTAGTTTCTTTTTGTATTCTTCTGGATAAGGATATGGATACTTTTTCTCCTTGTTTTCTTCGTCTTCTGGTTTTTCTTCCATTTTTGGATATTTCTTCCATGCTTTTGCTGCATCTTTGACAGAAGCACCAGGATGCTCTTTGATGTATTTCTTGACAAACTCTATGTAATCACTCTTGAGTTCCTCAAATTCTTTGAGAATTTCTTCATCAGAAAGTTCCTCTTTTGCTTCTTCTGCTGGTTCTGATTCCTCTGGAGCTTCTTGAGATTCCTCATTTTCTGCCTCAACAGATTCTTTGACTTCTTCTTTTGATTCCTCAACAGGTTGTTCAACTTTCTCTTCAACAGGTTGTTCCTCTAATTTTTTGTCATCTTCCATTTTCACATCACCTTTTTGTTCTGAATTTAAGTAAGTAGTTTTACAAGCAGGAGTAACCACAATGCTAAAATTGTCAAAAACAAAATCCCTGATTACTCCATCAACTTCAGTGCCACTAAGTTTTGGAGATATTCCAAACTTAGCTCCAAGAGCGAGTTTTTTAGCAAGAGAATCATCAGTAATCCAGAGATCTCCAATAAGGTTCTCTCCATCAAATCTGACATTATCAACAAATCCTACCCAAGCTGGAACTTCATTGTCTTTGTGATCCACATAGAGAGCTCTGATTCTTTTGTCAGACCAGTCTGTCATTTGGTAAGCTCCTGCTATGGACTCTGCTGGATAGTATCTTGAATTATGAACACCAGGACTTAGAAGTATTGCATCTTTGATTTTATAATATGTAAAACCATTGAGCTCAACTCGCTCAGGGACTCTTGTTTGTTCTCCAAAAAATGGCACTTGAACACCACTTAGAGCTAAAGTTGTCTTTGCCATATGTGTATTTTTTACACATGTTATTAATAAGTTTTTATGAATAATTATTCATAATTCTATGTACTTTTGCCATAATTTTATGTAAATTGCCATATCAAATGAGTCCAAGTTTCTTCTGATACCTATATACAGTCATTTTAGAACATCTAATGGCTTTTGCTATTTCTCCCCTTGATGCACCACTTAGAGTCATATCATAAATAATCTTAAGTTCAGTTTCACGAATTTTGAAATTCTTATCCATTTTGATCACCTATCTTGATAAGTTCTGGTTTTACTCCAGGTTTAGCCCAAATAAGATATTTTTGACCTTTTGACTTAAGTTCCTTGATTACTTTTTCTTTATCATGGGAATCTGCATAAGGAGTCTGGTCTTTTGGGAAATAAATTAACCATTTTCTTGATTCACCAACAGGAGCATAAGAAATCAAACATCTACCCTTGAGATATTTTCCATGCAGGAAGATTTCTATATTATGTTCTCTCCAGACACCCATTTCATAGGTTCCAGAGTCTATGACAAAGAACTTTGCATATTTCTTGGAAGTTGCTCCTACTCCAGATGGTTCTATGACTACTGGATGTTTTTTAGCCACATCAAGCCAGCTATGTGGAATAGCAAGCTTGAATGTTCCCTGAACCTTTACATTGTGATTTCTTGCTGATTCTACAAGCCTGTCTGGATAAACAGGACAGTTTTCGCTTGTCTTGCCAAAGAAGGCAGTGAAACCCCAGAGAGTTTCAGAATTTACTTCACATCTAAGATCTCCATGAACAGAATGATTTGAATTACACATAAGATCTTTATCATCCCTGCCTTTGTCTTCTTCTGTTAGTCCTCTCCAGTGATGGTGCCATACAAACTTACCTTTTCCAGATTTAGGATACATTTTATACCAATTCTCTTTCCAAAACTTTTTTGCAGCTTCTTCTCTTGTTTCTCCATCATCTTCTTGAAGTTCCGAATGTACAACAGCTACACCTATGCTTGTTACTATGTCTTCTAAGTCTTTGATAGTAGAAGTACTTGACTTGCTTAGTTTCTGGATTACTCTTGGTTTGTGGATGGAATAATGAATTCCAGATTTGCCCTCGTGTCTCCATACTTCTTCTACTGAGATTTCCAGTATGTCTCCTGGATTAGCATCAATGTCTGTGTTAAATGTCTTTCCTAATTTTAGAACTTTATGAGAACCGACCTGAACTATTTTAGACTGATCAATCTTAGGATCAGAAGTATCTATTCCTACCAGATAATTAAAATTTCCTGCTTTGTTTGTAATTTTGTCTATGACTCTGACATCTATACTAACAAGATGGCGATATTTTATCCAAGAGTTAGATTCTCCAAATGTATATTTAGAATCAAGATCTTTTATTACTGCTCCTTCAGACCCAGGAAGCTTGGATACTTTTTCTATTGCTTTTTTCAAGTCAGGAGTACTGCTTACTGTAACTGCTTCTGCTATCTTAACTCTGTCATTGAACTTTAAAGTCTTTAAGATTTGTTTTCTTGCAGACAGTGGTTCATCTGTTAATGACCTGTCTTTGTAAGTAATATCCCAGACAAAGAACTTAATCTCAGAGTCATCTACTTTCTTTCCAGATTTTACTGCACCTACAAATTTCATAAGCTCATTTCTGCCCAGAGCTTTTCCATCCTTGTAAGGAACAAGTTCTCCATCTATTGTAAAATCCGAATCGGACAGTTTTTTGATTGCTTCAATCAATGTTGGAAATGCAAATGAAATGTCTTTTTTCTGTTCTGAATAGATTTTAACATCTGAACCTCTTTTGACTGCTACAGCGTGGAACCCATTGTATTTTTTCTCTACAGATGCCTTGTTCCATTTGGAAGCTATCTTTATTGCTTTTTCAATGTCATAATATGCAGGAGAATGTGGTTTCATGGGCACATAAGGTTCTTCTGACATCTCAATTACACTAAGTGGGTTACTGAGTTCAAATTTCAAGTCATATAAAGGAACAAAACTATCATGGGCTCCTTCTGGATCTCCCCATACAAAATGAAGTTTGCCTTCATATTCTGTTCCTTCAAACATCTTTGAGATTCTTGTTTCAATTGCTCTTTTGAAGTAGTCAAAGAACTCCTGTGGATTGTTTCTTATCCTGATTAGTATGTCTATGTCATGTGGGTTTTCTTTTCCCTCAGCCATAGAACCTATCATACAAATAGCGTCCTTCATTATCTTGAAATCCTTGAATTGTTTTAGATATTCTTCTCTTTTGGACATAGTAATCTTTTTGAGAGTCTTGTCAAGATCATCTATGGGATTGTGTTTCATTCCACGCTTCTTCATTTCATTTACAATAAACCTGTGAGCATTGACTATGTCTTCTATGCTGATCAGGTTCTTTTTGAATCTGTTGTACAGTTGGTGCATTCTAAGGTGCATCATAAGAAGTTCCTTGTCTGAGACTTTTTTTAGAGATTCAGTATTTATGTCAAGAACACGCATAAGTTCTTCTGTCTGTGTCTTTACATCTGCTTCTGAAAGAAAGTATTCTTTCTTGATTGGATTTATTCTTTTGGGTTCCTTGAATGGTTCAAAACTGAAAGTATAAGCATACAACCTGTCTTTGTTCTTCCACCAGAGTTGTCTTTCCAGTTCAGTTATTTGATGCAAGTGAAATGTTTCCCTGAATTTTTCTATTGAAATTTCCTTTGGTTCATGGAGAGTGATAATTCCATAATCATAACTGTCTGAAATGAGATGAAGTGGTTTTTCTGTCCTGTTTCCAAAGTAGTTATCCAGAACGATCAGTTCTTTTTTGCCTTCCCAAATTAGTCTTGCATGTGGTGGTTTAAGATAAAGATAACTATATTCAGAAAGAGAATTTGTGTTCAATACAAGACCATCGTAAGCTATCTTAAATCCATATGGTTTGACTTTCTCTTGAAGTTCTTCGTGTGGTGGACATGAATGTCCTATCTGGACAAAGTAAAGATTCTTTGGATTGAGCTTCCTGAGCTCGTCTGCTACATTAAATATGTTCATATGTCCTCTTAGTTTTCCTTTGCACATTGCACCATCTATAGCCACTATCTTTGCATCCTTGATTAATTCTTTTAGTTGATTTGCTTCTTTTGACAGGAAGAAATCTTCATCTATGTCTCCAGCAAAGAGAAATCCATTCACATACCAAGCAATAGTTGGATCAAACTTAGGTTCAAGAACTGAATGTTTGATTGGAATGGCAAATACACTTACTGTTCCTATGTCAAATTTCTTGAATGGTTTTACAACTACAAGATTCTCTTTTGGTATGTCTGTTCTGAGTTCTATAATTTTAAGTGTATGCTCAAAAGAATAAACTTTTAAGTCTGGGTTCTTGAGTTTGTTTAATCCATCTATACAATCATGATGTGCATGGGTAATAAGAACATGTTCAATAGAATTTAACTCTCTTGGACTGAGCTGTTCTTCGATATATGGTGTTGCTTCTATTAAGATGTTGTCATTTATAAGTACAGAAGTATTCAGTCTCTTTGATTTGGAACCTGGTTTTCTTGCAGCCTTACAAGTAGGACAATCGCAGTTCGCTCTAGGTATAGGCAGGTCTGGACCTGTGCCTATGAATTTGATTCTCATAATTCCTCTATATTTAGTATGGTTTCCTTTGCTTCTTCTGGAGAGAGTATTCCAACATCCACATACTTAACCAATCTGCTTGCTTTTGCATTGAGATCTTCTAGTTCTATTGGGTTCCATTTCATTACAGGAATATCAGACCAGCCTTCTTGTTTAGCCAGTGGTTTGAACAATTGTTCCCTGTAGACATTTGCTATAAATTTCTGCAGTGCTTCTACTCTTGCCTTTAAGATTCTTGTCTGTGTCTGGAGTGTTGACCTATTGGTTGCTTCACCACCAAAAAGCAATGCTTTTGGTATTCCATATGCTGCTATTTGCATATCTATGTATTGGTTTAGTATTGTGCTGATATTTTCATAAGACTTGGATTCAAATTGCTTGATCTCTACCCAATCTGGATAAAAAATCTCAGATTTTGAATTCAGGTCCCTAAGTGCATTCCTCATTTGCTTGATTTCATCTGCTTGTGGAACCTTTCTCTCATTACCGAACTTCACACCCCATAGAGGAAATCCATGTCTTTTTACACTGTTGGCAAGTGCATGGACTATTGTAAGCTTGGCAAGAGTAATATTGTATGCTGGTTCAACTATGCCGAGTCCTCTGAATCCATTCTGAACAGGATTATAAATTCCATGAATTATTTCATCAGAAGAGAATTTAATCTCTGTTCCATAATCTGTCTGTTGAGCATATCCAATTGGTTTATGATACTGGTCTAACTTGGGTTTCTGATCCATGTCCTTTATGTAATCTATTGTCTTTGGATCAACTCTAACAATTCCAACAATTACTTTCTTTGCTTTCTTTGACCTTACTTTTTCGTTGTAAAATTCACCAAAGATAAGAGCATCCCTGACTGACATATCAAGTATGGAATAAAAATCTACCTTATCTAACCATCTTGATAATTTTGCTGCTGATTTTCCAACAAAATAAAATCCACTTCCCAAGACAAGTTGTTTGTACAGGTCTACTGCTCCTTTGGTAATTGTGTCTTCTATGTATGCTGCTTCAAGTTTGTTTCTGTCTATTCCTTTTGTGCTTGTGCTTATTACTGAAATCACTTCTGGTGAAGAGTCTGCTATGATACTTAGATTATAAGAAGTCTTTGGTTTCCTGATTGAAATCTCTCTCCCAAATAATTTGAATTGCATATATGTAAAAGAAATATGTTATTAATAAAGATTTATGAATAATTATTCATAATTTAATCTGCAAAGAAAATGGCTGGTGCTCCCTTATGTTTCTTGGCTTTTGAAACAGCCATAGCCAGTGACATAACCATATCATCGTGTGCAGTGGTGGATTGGTAAGTTTCAGACCCACTGGGAGTCTTAGTTACTACAAATCCAGTAAGTTCCTCAAAAAGAATATCTGCAAGCTGTCTTTCTGTTATTCCCTTTGCAGGAATTACAAGATCCTGGTTTTCAAGAACCTGTCTTAATACTATCAGCATACTGTTTCTATTCTTTGGAACAAAATCTATTCCTTCTACATATGCTCCTTTTTCCCTGAGTTCTTCCAGAACTACATGCCCAAATTGGGAAATATCTACAAGAATTGTTGCTGGTTTGTATGTTTCGTATAAGTTCATAAGCTTGTCTACCTGTGCATGTATTGGAAGACCCCTGTATCTTTCTATCTTTCTTACAATTATTCCATCTGGGGTTGAATCTACTACTGTAAATACAGAATAGTCTCCAGCAGAAGAAATAGCAAGATCTGCTCCTATGTATACTGTTCCTTTTCTTGTTGATGAGTAGCTTGTGTTTTCATCTATTGCTTCCAACACAAGATTAGGTGGAAATAAACTGGATTCCAATGCTACTGGTTCGCACATATATTGTCGCTGGAACGCTAATGCACCCATAGCTGCCTTTTGAGTATACAAGTCTTCAAGAGAAAAGGACTCTTCCCATAGAGGTTTTTCTCCTGATTCTGTTTTTATGATTGCAGAATATTTTCTGAATGTAAATTGTTTGTTGTTGCTAAGTTCCATAAGAAGATCATGAAAACTCACAGGAGTTCCTATTCCCACTATCTTTCCTTTCTTTTTAAGAATAGTTGGCATAATTACATCAAAGAAAACACTTTTATCCTTATACTCTGAGATCTCATCACAAAGTACATAATTTACATGATAGCCTTTGATATTTGGATTGTAAGCTTTGACTATTACCTTAGAACGAGTGGAAGTAGTAATCATATCTTTGCTCCATGTTCCTTTTTTTGGAATCAATTCAGCAAGGAGTTCATTTGTTTCTATTTCGTTTCTTAGATTATCTAGAATTTCCTTAGCTTGAGCATAGTTGCTTGAAGTAATAAGTATCTGAATCTGCTTATGTTTCCAGAGCAGCCAGAGTGGGTATGCAAATCCAAAGATAGTGGTCTTTCCATGACCCCTTGGTGCTGCAATGATTAACTTATCGTGCTTGTCTAAAAGAGTTATCCATTCCAGATGAAATGGAGCTAGTTTAAGTCCAAGAACTCTTTCTGCAAAGAATCTAAAGTCTAAACGACTGAGTATTACAAACTCTGCTGGATCCATTCCCTGAAATATTTCTTCCTTAGTTCTCATTTTTCTTCTTCTGATACTGTTTTGATAGTTTTATGAGTCTCTTCCTGAACTCTTCATCTGCATTGTATCTTTCTTTCATATATTGTCTCATATATGCCCTTCTTCTGAGTCTTTGTTCTTCTGTTTGAGGCTTTCTTGCATACCTCTTGGATCTCTCAAGAGTCTTGATCCTTTGTTCCTCATTTAAATGATATTGAACAGTGCCATATCCAACATTCAACCTGCGAGCTATTTCATTGTAACTATATCCCTGATATCTGAGTTTTTTCATAAGCTCCAGCAATTCGGGAGTTACTTTTCTATATTTTTTCCAAGCCATTTTTCATCACCTGTAATCTCATACATAACATATCTAATTGATTTTTCAAAAATCTTATCTGTATTAAATAAGTTTTTTTCAGCATGATAGAGAGCTATCCCAAGTGCTGACCACAAAAGATAACCATCATAGAGTGAAAACTTGTCTATTATTCTATCCAGTTCAGTTTTTATTTCTGCTTTCATAATCCATCACCAAATTGGTCCAGGATTCTTTCAATAGAGTGTTCAGAAGTTTTGAGAATCCTTACAAATGTTCCATAAGAAATCTGGTTCTTGTACTTTGGTTTATATTTTTTGTAAGCAAGAGCACCAAGAAGTGGTCTTGGTCTCACAAGTCCTTCTCGTATCCATTTCCATTGTGTTCTTGTAAGCTTGACAGGAAATCCAGATTTGGCAAGAGTATCAAGAAGGCTGTTTACTTCTGCAACTAAATTTTTGTCAGATTTTACTTTCTTCTGAATTTCTTTCTTGATTAATTCTTCTATCTTGGCAGTATCAAAATCCTTAAACAATTCTTCTGATACAGCAGAACCCCTGATTGTAAGATATACTTGAAATGCTCCTGCCCTGAAAAACTTTCTGAATATTGGTTTCATAGTAGTAAAATGATTGATTTGTTTATAAAATTTTCTATGGAATTGTTACCAAAATATTTATAAATAAGATTGGTTTATAAATAAAAATGAAAGACTTTGATGGCAAGCTT